TGGTAGGACATATGAAGGTACTCGTGAGGATGATTTAGTTGACGAAGAGATTGATGAAAGAATACTAAGAATTATTGGACTAGATGATACTGTTGGTATTGATTATGCTACCTATAGAACTCTCTTAAGAGAGAAGATGGGAGAAGGCAGGATGGGTAGCACCACCATGTCTAATGAAGAGATTGAGTTAATAACAGAAGAATGGAGAAGAGTTAAAGGTAAGGTTGGAAGATTTAAGGTAAAAAAAGGTAATGCAGAAGAAGGTGGAGATGCTGGTGGTGGTGCTACTGGTGGTATCAATTCGGATAGTTTCTTTAATAAGAAACCGCCAGGAGATGCTGCTGGTGTTACTCCAGATGATGCTGGGGAAGGAGGAGATGATAAGAGTAAATGGGGTATTGCTGGTTTAATTGATTCTATTAGAGAGACTGTAGAATCTATTGCTGAGATAGTTAAGATGCAATCTCAGTTGATACTTAATGATATTAAACGTAGATCTAAAAATAAAGAGAAGGAAAAGAGAGCAAAAGCTGAAGGTAAGATGGAAGGTGGTGCTAAAGGCATCATGACTATGGCGAAGAAGGCACTAGCACCTGTTCAGAGTGTTCTTGATATGATAGTTAACTTCTTTACTTCTATTCTTACAGGTAAGTTGTTACTTGGTTTAATTGATTGGTTTGCTGATCCTTCTAATAAAGGTAAAATTGAGAGTCTTGGAAGGTTTATTGGTGATTGGTGGCCGACATTATTAGGTGCATTTGTATTATTTGCAACTCCTTTAGGTGGGGTAATAAAATTTATCGTTGGTAAACTTCTGATGGTAACTGCATTTATGCTCAAGACGGCTATACCTGCAGCTATGAAAGCGATAGCGACGAATCCGTGGGCAGCAGGTGCATTAGCAGTTGGTGGATTAGCTGCGTATGGTTTGTCTAAGATGGGTGGTGGTGATAAAGACGAAGGTGATGCAACTCAAACCATGACTGGTGGTGGAATGGTTGAAGATATTACTATTACAGGTCGTGATGCATTAGATGGTAAAGCTGGTGCTGATGGTGCTCCTGGTGGTGTTCAAAAAATGGAACGTGGTGGAGAAGTAGTTCCTATAACAAAAGCAGTTCCATTATATAATGAAGGTGGAGAGATTACTTCTCAAAGTGGAGAAAAAGTTACAGGTGCAGAACCAGATACCCAGTTGATCGCAGCTGAACCTGGTGAAATTATGATGAGTACGGGTGCAGTAGATAAGTATGGTGCTGATACTCTTTTAGGTATGAACGCTGCTGCTGGAGGATCAAATGTTCCTGAGATGGCAGAGAATGTTCAGAAGATGTCTGGTGGTGGATTAGTAGCTGGTGCTACACCAAAACAATCTGATGCACCAATATCAGTAGATTTGGGTGAGAAGGATTCTGAAACAGTAGATCTTACAGGTGGAAAGGATGGTGCTTCGGGTGCTGATGGATTAACTCCTCCTCCAGCAATGGCTGCAGAAGCTAAAGAAGAGAAAAAAGGATTCTGGGGTAGTCTTGGGGATGGATTAAAAACAGCAGGTAATATTGCTATGAATGTAGCAGATCCTTTTGGTATTGGAAGAGGAATGGCAAAAGGTGCTGCTGGTTTACTTGGTAAGGCAGCAGGTGCAGCTAAAGATGCTTTAGGTGGTTTATCAGGTGGACCTACTATCAACGTAGATGCTAATCTTGCACCAAATACTTTACCTGTATTAGAGGAAAGGATTGCTAAATTAGAATTTACTTCTAAACCACCTTCTGCTGTACCAGAACCACCAACTCCTGAGACAGAAGTTACTGCTTTACCACCAAGTATAGAGGGTAGTACTGGTGGTGGAGGAGCATCTGTACCTGATAGGGGACTTCCAGATTTTCCTGCTGTGTATGAGAGTCCTCAGAGAAAGAACAACCTTGAGTTGTATGGAATTGTAGGTGTGAAATAATGGCAATAAAAGCAGGTAAACTAATGAATGTGTCTGATAAAAAGAAGGCACAATCACAACCAAAAGCAGCATTAGTTCCTACACAAGGTAGTCAGTATTCTGTTGGAAAACAACCAGATGGTGCAGATGGATCTGATGGTGGTGATAGTGGAACGGGTGAAGATGAATTACTCAATAATCTGATTATAATTAAAGAGAAGACTGTTAGTATTGATGAGCATCTCCGAAATGTTTATGGAGTACAGAAGAAGGATATTAGAGATCAGCGTTATGAAGCAGTTAAAGCAAAGAAGAAAGCAGCATGGGGATTAAAAGCAGATGGTGCTAAGGAAGAAGCAGGTAAAAAGAAGGGTGGATTCTTTAATAAGGAAGTAGATGCTGTTAAGAATTATGCTCTCAATATATTCCTAGGATTTATAGCATTAAAATTAATACCATTTTTACCTGGTATTATAAAATTTATTGGTAAGGCAGGACCAGTATTTGAATGGATTGAGAAGACTGCTGGATTCTTATTGAATATGGTTGCAACCTTTATTGATATTGGATATCGAGCAGTAGATACTGTTAAGGGTGTAGTTACTAAAGTATTTGGTGAGGGTGGAGCAAAGACGTTTGATAAGTTTACTGGCATCTTTACTAAGTTTTTGAATCTTGCCATGATTCTTATGATGGCAACTGCTAAAGGACCACAATTTGGTAAAAAACCTGGTGGAAAACCTGGCAAACCAGGTAGATGGGGAAATAAATTTAAAAAAACTAAATTAGGAAAAAAGTTACGTAATGCAAAAGCAAGGAAGTTAAAATTTACTCGTAAATTATCAAAAAGGTTTAGAAAATTATCACCTAAAAGATTATTTAAAAAGGGTATGGGTAGATTTGGTAAGTTTGCTGGTAGACAGATGGGTAGATTTAATACCTTTGTTAAAGGAGGTGTTAAAGGAGCAGCAAGATTTCTTGGTAAAGGTGCTGGTGCTGCTAAAGGTCTTGCTGGTAAAGCAGCAGGTAAAATAGGTGGATTTGCTGTAAAGATATTTGGTAAAGCTGCTAAGTTTATTGCTCCTGCAATGAAGAGTGCTAAACCATTTGTATCAAAATTCTTTGGAAAGATTCCTATTATTGGTCCTCTTGTTGTTGGACTTGTATCTGTTGTATCTGGTGAACCATTAGGTAAAGCATTATTCAGAACTCTTGGTGCTGCATTAGGTGGTGCATTAGGAACCTTTATACCTATTCCTGTTTTAGGAACATTGATTGGTGAAACTATTGGTGTGTTTGTTGGTGATTTACTTTATGAAGGATTGATGGGTAAAGGATGGGGTGCAGCAGGTAAGAAGTTATTAGGATCTTTAAAGAAAATATTCTCAGCAGGTAAAGCGGTAGCAAAATGGCTTGGTGGTGGAATTAAGCGATATGTTGAGAATTTCTTAAAGGATACTGCTATTGATATACCAGAGGGTGGTGGTAGACACAGTGCCATGACTTTGGTTGCCAAGACATTGGGATTATATAATTGGCTTAAAGGTCTTGGTTATGTTAATGCTGAGGGTAGGGTATCTAAATTCCCTAATCTTCTACAATTAATGAATCCTTTTAAGACTATTCCTATAGCAATTAAATCATTCTTCCCACCTAAAGATAAGTCGGGTGATATAGGTGTATCTTCTGAGAGTGCAAGTGGTGGAGGTGATTATAATCTTGCAGATGAGATGGCAAAGGATGGTGACGGTAAGAAGAAGAAAAAGAAAACTAAACTTGAGAAGAAGAATGAGGAGATTGCTCAACTTAAGAAGGAACTTAAGGAAGCACAAAAGTTAAAGGAAATTGTTTTTAAGGTTGATAGAATTGCTAAGGTTGCTAGTGATACAGGTGCAATATCACAGACTCCTGAATATGATAAATCTGGTAAGGTAAAGATTATTGCCATGACAAAAATTAAAAGTACTATGGTTGCTGTTCCTCAAGGTAGTAATAATAGTCCAGATCTTACTACAAGTTCCACTAGTGATACCAGTATGGAGGCAGCACTATCATGACCGATCAACCAACAACTTCAAGTGCAACACTTAGAGCTGGTAATATTACTAAGTGTTTAATAAAATCTGTTAGAGAAGAAGGTAAAGAATCTGATATATCTCAGGGTATTGTAGATTTTAATTACTTTGAGAGTATTTTGGACAATACTTATAGATTTAGAATAGGTGTGGTTGATAGTGGACAACAAGGTTTAACTGCTTTGCGTGAACTTAAGATGTCTGGGTTTGAGAAAGCAGAGATTATTTTTGAAGATAATTTTGGTGAGAAGTTAAAGTTTGAGAATGAAAATTCTTTGTATGTCTCTAATATAAAAAATGTTGTAACTCATACAGAGAAGGCAACTTACTATCTTGAGTTGGTCTCAAAGGAATATCTTGCAAATGATTTGTGTAAGACTGAGGTGTATGCTAGGTATGATGGTGAGATATCCGAATCTGTTGAAGGTATTTTAAAAGAGTCTTTACAGACTGAAAAGAGTTATGAGGCTGATGCAACTAAAAATAATTACAACTTTATTGGACAAGGTAAAAAACCATTGAAGTTATGTACTGAACTTGCTAAGATGGCAATTTGTGAGGAAGCAGAAAATTCAGCAGGTTACTTCTTTTATCTAACCTATGATGGTTTTAGATTTAAAGCAGCAGATATGTTATTCAAACAAGATCCTAAAAGAAAACTAATATACAACTCAAGTACAGGTACACCTGATGGTTATGATGATAAGATATTGGAGTATACTGCAAACAGTACTATAGATGTTAAGAGAAATTTGATGACTGGTACTTATGGATCTAGGGTCGAGACTTATAATCCACAGAATGATGAATATGATGATGAAGCACAGGAAGTTGCTAATGAAGATCAAGAAGCTCAAGGTGGTATGGATCTTCCTCAACTTGGTGAAGAATTTAAAGAGAAGTTTGGTGAAGTTAGTAGAAGGTTTTTTAGAAAATTAGATATTGGTGAGATGCCTTCTGGGGATATTGATGATCAACTTGAGAAAGCAATTGAAGAGAATATTAAAGCAACTGATGTATTCGCTCAATCTGCAATGCGTTACAATAAATTATTTACAACTCAATTAACTATAAAAGTACCTGGTGATCTTGGTTTACGTGCAGGTGATGTAATTAAGTGTGATTTTCCTGAACAAGGAGATGCTACAACACAACGTCCTGACAAAGAGTTGAGTGGTTTTTACATGATATCTGATATATGTTATCATATGGAACCAGATGTATCTCTAACTAAAATGAATCTTATACGGGATTCTTTTGGAAGAGCTACGGATTCTGACTAAATAATCACTGTAGATCGAGGAACTTTCCTATGAAAAGCATAGAAGAACACATCCAAAAAGACAAAGACATTCTTGCAGATCCTACTACAAGTCCTGCTGCACGTAGGCATGTTAAAGAAGAGTTGCATGAACTAGAAGTTTATGAAGATCATCATCATGAAGAGATAGTAGCAGGAGATCATCACGATCCTAATGCTATTGAACTATTCTGTGAGATGCATCCAGACGAACCAGAGTGTTTAGTTTACGACGATTAATATATGGCAGCCGTATCTTTATATAACGCAGAAGGACACCTTTCCAAGAGAACTTGGGAAGGTATCATTGCGCCTAGAGAATCATGGCCTAGACAAGAAGAATCCACTACGGATGCTAAAGAGATTAAGAACTGGGGTTTAAGAGTTAGGGTTAGAATTATTGGTGTTCATCCTAAAGATAAAACTATACTTCCAGATGATCAATTACCTTGGGCAGAGGTAAGGACTACTACTATGGGTAGTGGACATAAAGGTACTGGATTGAGTATGGGTGTCACTCAAGGTACTTGGGTGGAAGGTATATGGGATGATCCAGATAATAAGACTGGTCCTATTATTCTTGGTATTAAAGCAAATAAACCTACAACTGAGTTAGTTAAAGAGCAACCCAAAGAAAATGGGTTTAAGCAAATGAGTGGGTTTACTAAAGATGATTTAGTACCTACTGATGGTATTCCAGCATCACAAGGACAACCAATTGAGTCTAATGTGAATCCCAATCTTCTTGCTGCTGGTGATGATAATATGCATAAGGAAGCAACCATTGGATTAGCACAACCTAGTGAGTGTGAAAAGATTCCTATGGGTGAGATGCAAAAAGCAATCTCAGGGATGCAACAGGATATTGAGAGAGCACAGGATCAACTTAAAAAATGGGAGAATACTACTACAGGATGGATTGAGGAGAAGCAAGAGTATATTCAAACTAAGCAAGACATTGCTGCAAACTTCGTCTCCAGAGGTATGAAATGGATGATGAAGGAGCAACGTAAAAATTTGATGGAGACTATTAATAAAGAGTCTAAAGCGTTATATCATGATGTTAATCCATTAGATCGGGATAAGGTTAAAGCTGCAAAGGACACCACATTAGAACTACTTTCTTGCGTATACAGTAATATTACTAAGAATCTGTTTAATATGGTTGGTGACTTCTTGGGCAAGATCATGGATAAGTATATTAATATTCCTATGTGTGCCATTGAGAATTTTGTTGGTGGTTTAGTTGGTAACCTTTTAGGAACCATCGGCAATATGGTTGATAGTATAATGGGAAGACTTGCTAGTATACTTGGTAGTTCATTTAGTATTGCTGATTCTATTCTAGGTCTTGTTGATCAACTTGTAGGGTTCTTTAAATGTGATGATGCTCAAGAATGTCCAGAAGCAAATGAGTGGAGTATATTTGATGGTGGTCAACCAGCAGCAACATTTGATGTTGATAATATCTTAAATCAGGCAAAGAATGTTACATCAAACGCTTCAAAGTTAATGGTTGACTTTGATACTTTGAAGAACTTCTCTATGGATGATGTAGTTAGTGCTGGAGTTAGTGCTGCTAATCAGTGTAATGTTGGTCCTTTATTCTGTGGTCCTCCTACAGTAGAATTTTGGGGTGGTGGACTTAAACCTGGATCATCTAATCATGCTAAAGGTAATGCAATTGTTAGTGCAGCAGGAGATATTCTTGGAGTAGATATTATTGCTAGTGGACTAGGTTATAGAAAACAACCATTTGTCACTATTAAAGATAATTGTGGTAAAGGACGTGGGGTTACAGCAAGGGCAAATATACAAAGAGATGGTGGTATTGATCCTACTACTAATCGTCCAACATATAATGTTGGATCAGTTACTATTCCTGAAGAGGGATTTGGTTATCCTAATAAACCAGATGGTGATATGGGTGGTGATGGTAGAACTTGGGCAACTTCTGATCAAACTTTAGTTAAAAGAGTTGATGGTAAGTGGGAACGCTTTGATCCTGGTGAAAATATACCAAATATAGACACCGTTACACCTCATGTTGATGGTGGTCTTGGTGATAAAATTATTCCACCCAGCGAGAGAAGTATTGTTGGTGGTGGTGAATCAGTATTAAGTGGTGATGATCAGATATTAATTGGTCCTGGCGGTAAAATTACTCCACGTTTGGATGGTTCAGGAACTGGTGGAACAGGTGCTTCTCCAGGTCAAGGTGGTAATCTTCGTGGAATTGGTGAAGATGGTGGTGATCCACAGGAAGATAGAATTGCACGTAGAAAAGGAATTACTCCAATTCCAGGAACTGGTCCTAATGGTGAGACTGACTTTAATGCCTTCCCAAATCTAAATGTTGGTAGTTATCCTGTTGTTTTAACTTTATGTGGTGTTGAGGTTGAGAATTCTGGTTTAAATTATGATGCAGATGTAGATACTATTGAAATTACTCCTAATCTTGCTGGTGCAGAATTGAGACCAGTATTTGGTCCTTGGGGTGTTTTAAGGAAGGTCGAGATTATTAATGGTGGTAGTGGATGGACTGAAAGACCTAAGATTAGTGTTCGTACACAAACAGGATATAATGCTGTTATTATCCCACGTTTTTGTATAGAGAGAGTTGGTGATGATAATATAGGTGAATTACCACCTAATACTCCAATAATTAGTGTAGTTGATTGTGTTGGTGAGTTAAATAGAGGAGATGTAGATACATCCACAGGATACCGAATACTGGAGAGTACGTAATGTCAAAGATAGCAGTTCATAATCCAGTTAAACTGAGTGATAGTTATGGACATTTAAAGTTTGGACATATTAATCCTAACAATGCCTTAGCAGGTGTTCTTCTTAGGAATGGACATCCAGGACAAGAATCTGAACATTATATGATGATGATGTCAACAGGTGTTCAGAAGGGTGGAACTATTAATAGATGTCCAGGTGTCTATCAGATACATTGTGGTGAGAGACCTGTAACTGATATAGGATTTTTATTGAATGTTGCTGAGGGTGATATTGTCCTTAGAGCAAATCGTGGTAGAATAAGAATGGAAGCAGAGAATGTAGATATTCATGCTAACCAAGGTATAATTAATCTTGACTCAAACGAGAAGATTAATATGAAGTCGAAGACTATTGAAGTTAATGGTGATTCTGTTGTAAAATTCTTCTCGTCAGGACTTTGTGAGATCATTGGACAGAATACATTAAACTTCTTTGGTGGTTTAGTTGATTGTGTTGATGGTGCTACTACAGGATTACCATCTAAAGGTGCATCTAAATTTGAAGAACAACAAAGAGAGGTTTAATGAAGTTTCCAGACGTAGAAATTAGGAAGACACTGTTTGTCGGTGAAGGTAATGCTGGTGCTGCATTAGGTGTAGGTAAAGCTCAGATTAGAGGTGGTGCTTATATTGAAGCACCTATGGTTGTTGGTGCTCCGATATTTTTATTTTCGGAAGCAACAGTGATGATTGCTAATACAGTTAATCCTGATGCTATCTTCCCACCACTTTCAGTAAAGATTAAAGGTGATAATAAGATTGAAGGTAATGGTAGGATGCCAAATGCCGTTCATATCTCTGGACCACAGACTGATCTATTATATGTTGATGGAGATGCTTTTTTTACTGGTAGAGTAGATTGTGGTAATAAAGGTAAACTTGCTTCGAGATTTGCAGCAGCAGATGCGTCACCAAAACCATTTGATTTGGTACATCCTACCAAAGGTAAAGGACATAGACTTAGACATGCATGTATTGAGGGACCAGAGGTAGCAGTATATTATAGAGGAAGACTAAAAGATTCTAATAAGATTGAATTGCCATATTACTGGAAGGATTTGGTTCATGAGGATAGTATTACAGTACAATTACAACCTATTGGAGATAGACACTACCATCTTAATGTGGTATCATTCTGCAATAAATGTATAATTGTGAAGGAAGCAGATGACAAACCAATTGATTGCTTCTACCATGTTTATGGTGAGAGAAAGGATGTTAATCCACTCATAACTGAGTATGAAGGTGATAGTTGGGAAGATTATCCTGACCCTAATTATGATCCAAACAAAGTAGATTCTGAAAAGAAAGACTTTTTAGACTCTAGATTCTCTGGTCCTCCGAATACCCAAACAAAATGAGAACTCAAACTAAAGAAAACTATTACTACTTTTTTTGGATAGTAGCAATGGTTGCCTTTATTGTTCCCCAAGTTGCTACGGCAGTAGCATACCATAAACTTGCTGATATTCTCAGTGAACCAATCCAAGTCGAGATTGTTAAACCTTCTAAATTAAAAATTGCATTATAATGCCTCGATATCGCTTCCTTGGTAACGGCAACGGAACCAAAAAGAAAAAGAAAAAAAAGCAGACCGAGAGTGACAAACCTAAAAAGAAAAAATACAATGGATGAAAAAACTTTAGTATTAGTAAGTGGAGGATTCGATCCCTTACATAGTGGACACATTGCATTTTTTAAAGCAGCAAAAGAATTAGGAACTCTAGGAGTTGCTGTTAATTCTGATGATTGGTTAATTAGGAAGAAAGGAAAGTATTTTATGAATGTGGCAGAGAGGATGTCTATAATTAAAGAATTGAAGTGTGTTGATGTTGCTATTGAGTTTAGAGATAAGGATGATACTGCTAATGATGCAATCTATATGGCACTTGAAATATATGATAGGGTAATTTTTTGTAATGGTGGTGATAGAACTAAAAGTAATATACCAGAGATGGAGAAGTATGGTGATAATCCTAGAGTGAGTTTTGTTTTTGGTGTTGGTGGTGATGATAAAAAGAATAGTAGTTCATGGATTTTGAATAGGTGGAATGAAGAAACTTCTGTACGTTGAAGAGAATTTTTTAGATCCTTCTCTTTGTCAACCATTTATAGATCTATATGATATTAATAAAGAAGATCGTCCTCTAGATGCTGTAACACATTCAGATCCAAACGAGACTCTTACATATATTCCAAATCAACCATTTGATAAAAATTATGGTGCAAAATATTTGGGTGGTAATGTAGATCCTATAGACATGAATTCTACAACGGATGAATTATTTGGTGGTGTAATTAATAACGTAACAACTTTATGTAAGTCTTTTGAAAATGAGATAGCACTAGATTATGTGGGTGTTGTAAGATGGCCCATAGGTACGTTTATGAAACCTCATGTAGATGATAACAACGTACATAGACCTGATGTTTTTGCAGCAATGTTGTATTTGAATCACGATTTTAAAGGTGGTTCTACTGTGTTTGAAGATATTGAGATCAAACCACAGGCAGGGAAGTTAATTATATTCTCTAACTCACAGCATCTTCATTATGTTAGTAAGGTTGAGGAAGCAGAGAGATTCGTTCTCTCATTCTGGTATAGTAGACCCTGATGCCTACGTATTATCATAAAGAGACTGGGAAACGATTTCTGTTTGTTCATATTCCAAGGACTGCTGGTAGATTTATTCAAGAGAATATAAGATTAAATGGATATGAACCAGAGCAAATTATATGGGAACCAATTGAAGATGTTGAGATCTCTCATCTTCATCGAGAACTATATGAGAAGTATTTGAATGTAGGGTACTTAGAACAGATTGCTATTGTACGAGATCCAGTAGAAAGGTACATATCATTAAAATCTCATCCACATCATCCAAAGGGATGGTTTAGACCACAAGTAGATTATATTAATATGAAAACTCATCTTTGGAGATTTGAGGATGGATTTGGTGATGCCTTTGCTGATTGGATGGGTGAGATACTACAGAATGATTTTATAATTCAACCATTAGAATCTAAGTTTCTCCACAATATTCATGGGCAACCAATTTTATTGGAGTATATGCAACCAGAATATAAAAAGATTATAAAGACGGATGCTGTAGTTGATTATGTAAAATTACATTATAAGGATGACTTTACTATGATATATAATTGTACGCTGTAATATTGAAATGCCCATTTATATGGAATGTCGGGATGTACCCGACAAAAGACACAAGAAAGTATTCTTTACTCATATCCCTAGGACTGGTGGTAGATTTATTCTTTATAACTTAAAGAAAAATGGTTATGAGAACTATGGTAATTTTAGTGATTGGGATGGTATGTGGGGAGTAGAATGTATGCATTGGTGTAGAGCATATTACGAGAAGATATTTAAAGAAGATCTTAAAGAAACTATGCCTCATTTTGGTATCGTAAGAGATCCACTTGAACGATACTTGTCACTGAAGAGTCATGAAATATATCCAGATGATTGGGACTTCTTCCACCAACATCTTCGTCCTACTGAATGGTATAGACCAATGGTAGATTATGTGCGTGATGATACTCAGATATGGAAGTTTGAGGATGGTTTTGGGGATGAATTCCAAGAATGGATGAGATTATTATTAGATGATAAAGAGTTTACTTTATATGACCCACCATTACATGTAAAGGAAGGTAGACCATATACTAAACATTCGATGTTAGAGTATAAGCATCCAGATTATAAGAAGGTTGAGAAGACGGACGAGATTGAAGAGTACGTCAAGACCAAGTACGCTGAGGACTTGACACGTTGGTATTAGGAATATATAATATGCAGGTAATCAATTGATTCTCAGTTTTGTTAATTGGTTACTACCTTTACATTGGTGGGAGTACAAAAGATCTCTATGGTAGAAAGAGTGCCCACTTTTAAACAATGGAACCCTATATTCTCAGTCCCCTTTTTTATAGAGGAAATAGATTTAGATAAGATAGAGTTAGTGTCTGATGAGTACAATCAATCCTTCCTCAGTGGTATAAAAACCACAATGGGGAAGGATCGTTTTATTGATGAGAGTTATGAATACGTTAATAAGGTGATTTATGAGTGTATAGGACAATTCTCAGATCAACCTTTTCGTATTGGACAAGTCTGGAGAAATAAATATAATAAGGAAGACTGGCAAGATCCACATATTCATTCTGGTGCTCAATGGAGTTTTATCATATATGAATCTGTTGAACATTCAAGAACAGTCTACATGAATCCTGCTAGAAAAGTTATTATGAATCAGTGGGGTATGTATGCTGATACAATACCTATGGATTTTATCCCACAAGTTCCTGCAGGACATATTGTTATATTCCCTTCATGGATAGAGCATTTTGTTATGAATGGTAATGAAGGGACAACTATAGCAGGTAACGTATATTTACAAGAACCACCGTCAGGACCATGAAACTAAAAATCACTTGGGAATATGTATGGCATGAAGATCAAGTGGTTAGAATGTGTTTTATAAATGGTTATCCATTTACATTTGAAGATCTTAGTGTAGAAGAGTGTACTGATAAGAAGGTTGCTTCGGAAGCAAATCAGAATAAGTCTAATGGAATAACATATTCTAATGAAGACTTGTTTAGATTGGGACAATATCTTATAATGGAAGAAATTCATCCTGAGCATTTTGATTTGGAAGATCAAATAGAAAACCCTAGAGAATTACCACTAGACTAATGAAAGAAACTAAATGGTCTGCTCAAATTTTACTTAATTCAAATAGATTAACTAAGGTAGAATTTGTATCACCTTCTAATTTGAGAGAAGATGCAGAGCAAACTTGTAAAGCATTGTATGGTGTATCAGATGTTCGCCAATTAACACGATTATGGAATTAACAGAAGAAAATGTAGTTAAAGTTCTGGAAGAACTTGCCCCCTATGTTGAGGCAGATGGAGGGTTTCTTCAGTTTGTAGAGATTGAAGAAGAAACTGGATATGTCAAAGTAAGATTGGGTGGTGCGTGTGAGACATGTGCTATGAGTGCTATGACATTGAAACAAGGTATAGAGAAGAAAGTAATGATGGAGATTCCTGATTGTATAGGAGTCATTCAAGTATTATGATTTTACCAGGAACTACAGTGACAGTGAAGAATCCCACCTCTATATACTGTGGGTATGTTGGATTCATTCAGAGAATTAGTGGTACTAATGCAGCAGTTCTCTTTGATAACTATTCTCCTTGGGAGAAGATGGTTACGTTCCCAATCAAAGATTTAGAAGAGGGAGGCATAGGACCGAAATGATATACGATGGTGATGGGTGTGCCCATGATGTAAAGAGATGAGGCAGTATCATTATGATGTAAAGCAATATCCTTTGGCAGGAATTGCTTTAAAAAGTGTTCAAAAATATTATCCTGATGTTAAGGATCTATCTTTACTTCACGAACATGTTCCCACCAAGAAGATAGGAGAGTTGGCAAAGATAATTGGTAAGGATTTGGCAGATGGATGTTTTTATGTAATTTTTGATGAATTAATAAAGGATCATATCTCTTTAGGTGAGATATTGGTACAGAGGTTTGGTAATATACGGATTAATATACCCAATCAAGATAAGGATGGAACTGTTTTACCATTCCATCAAGGTCAATGGGTTGGTAATGGTCTAGGTCTTAGAACTGTGTGGTTACCTTTTACTGATGCCTATGATAGTAACTCTCTGCAAATAGTAAACCTTATGGATAGTAGGGCAATTACTGATGCTTGTAAGGAGTGGGACTACCTTAGACTTCAAGAAGAATGTAAGAAGTCTTGTGAACCAGTTAATCTTAAGAATGGTCAGTTTATATTGTTTACACAGGAGCATATTCATGGTGCTGCTCCTAATAGAACTGGTAAAACTAGAATGAGTGTTGATGTTAGACTTCTATTAAAAGATGGTCAACCTCATAGGAAATGGCCTGGTGCATACTTTAGGAAATTGGGTGATACAGACATTCATTCACGTAAGGTCGAGATTAAAGAAGATGATAATGTTGTAATGTATGCTGAGTATGAGGGATTTAAGACGAGATATATTGATTTGCACTTCCAAACTTTGACCGTTAAGGACTATTGTAATAGGATGGGTTACACATTTCCACACCAAACTGGTGATAACGAAGGTAGAAGACATACGTATCTTGAGTATCTAATTCAAGAGGGCAATCTTAATCATATTATGATGTTTAGTATCTTTTCTTTACCTGATGATTATGCTAGAAGAGTCTACATTATGCGTTTAGCAGTCGCACTTAAAGTTAAGTTGCATTTTGCTAACGAAGAGTTTGTTTTGGATAGTTGGGAGATGCTAGATAAGATAGAGTACCTTAGAAACTTCACTACAGATTGGAGCAACCCCGTATATGAGAGTTCAAATATGGCACTCGCCAGGAATGAATGAATGGCGATGGTCACTATATACCAGACGTTATGCACCCAAAGGAGATTACCATCAAGAGACTGGTAGTAGGAAGGAAATTCGTGATGCGATGAATGATGTAGCAACTACCATTGAGCATTTACTTGATGAGAAGGAAAAAACTTGCGAACTTGAGGGTATAAATATATAACATATAAAGATTTATCTCGTAAAATAAAATGGGTCTTAGTCGCTTAGATAATTTTCTGAAGAACAGTCGTGGAGATATTCTTTACGTTGATCCTTCCAGTATAGACTCAACCGATAGTATTGAGAACCAAGGTAATTCTCTGGTAAGACCCTTTAAGACTATTCAAAGGGCATTAATAGAGGCAGCCAGATTCTCATATCAGAAGGGGTTGGACAATGATAGGTTCAGTAGAACCACAATTATAGTATATCCAGGTGATCATACTATAGATAACCGTCCAGGATGGATACCCATTCATGACGCTCCTTTGTCTGGTAATAACTGGATGACAAGAGGTGGTTCTGGTGCAAATACTTTAAACGAGTTTACACTAGATACTAATTTTGATATTGAGAGTGATAATAATGATCTCTATAAGATGAACTCTGTCTACGGTGGAGTTATTATTCCTCGTGGTACATCTATTGTTGGTTTAGACTTAAGAAAGACTAAAGTTCGTCCTAAATTTGTTCCAAATCCAGAAGACGGAACGATTGATAGAACATGTTTGTTTAGAGTTACAGGTACTTGTTACTTTAACCAGTTTACATTCTTTGATGCAGATCCAAATTCATTAATATTCCAAGATTACGGCAATAATAAATTCGTACCTAATAAGTCACACCATAAACTCACATGTTTTGAGTATGCTGATGGTGTTAACTCAGTTGAGTTTAAGGATACCTACCTTGATTACAATACAACAAGAACTGATCTTGATATGTATTATCAAAAGGTTGGTTTACTCTATGGATCTTCTAGTGGAAGAGAGATTACTCCAGACTTCCCTGCAATTGGTGTAGATGTTCAGACCAAGATTGATGAATTTAGAATCGTTGGTTCACAAGGACAGAATATTGGTATTAGTAGTATTAAGGCAGGTGATGGTAATACATCTACTACTGAAATTACAGTTGATATTACTGAATCAATTACAGGATTGGATGTTGATACTCCAATTAGAATTGAAGGAGTTCCTGTTGGTGGATACAATGGATCATTTGTTATTAACAAGGTAGAGAGTGATACTAGAATTAAGTATAATGTATCCTCTGCTCCTGCAAACGCACTTCCTAATATTGTAAGTGGATCACCAACACTTAACGTTGTTGTTGATACGGTTACTTCTGCTTCACCATATATCTTTAACTGTTCATTGAGATCAGTTTATGGTATGTGTGGTCTTCATGCTGATGGAGCAAAGGCAGCAGGATTCAAATCTATGGTTGTTGCCCAGTTCACTGGTATAGGACTACAGAAAGATGACAACGCATTTGTTAAGTACAACCCTACGTCTGGTGTATATGAAGACAGTACTGCTGTATCTAATTTACACACAGATTCAAGAGCTCTCTACAAACCAGCATACACCAACTATCACATAAAGGCATCTAACAATGCATTTTTACAGTTAGTATCTACATTCGGTATTGGTTATGCTAATCACTTCGTAGCAGAGAGTGGTGGTGACCATTCTATTACAAACTCTAACTCTAACTTTGGTTCGAGAGCGATTGTTTGTAAGGGATTTAGGGCAGATGCTTTCCCAAGGGATGATACTGGATATATTACACACTTCATTCCTCCACAAGAGATTACAACAGCAGATATAGGTATTGAATTCTTACCTGTTGACGTTGATAAGACAGTTAGTGTTGCTAATTCATCTCGACTATACTTATATAATGAGTTTAATGTAAATAACCCACCAAACACAGTTTTAGAAGGTTATAGACTGGGTGCTGCAAAGAATGATAATCTGAAGGCAATATTTAATATTAATGGTAGTCCAGTTACTAAGAAGTCTAGGATAATTCTCCCTGACACTCAAGGTACTGGTGCAAGAGAAGTAAGTTCTATTAAGACAACTACTGTTGGTAGGAATAATATTGGTATTAACAGTATTACTTCTAACATCTTTACTTTAACTGATAGTCACCAGTTTATTACTGGTGAATCTGTCAGGGTAATGAGTGATGATGGTGAACTTCCCGATGGTGTAGATCATAACTCAGTTTATTATGCAATTACCTCTGGTATTAATAGTGACCAAGTTAAATTGGCACAGACATTAAATGATACTATTAGTTTAACTCCTTTATCAATAAACAGTAAGGGTGGTATTTTAAGTATTGAATCTAGAGTATCGGATAAGGGATCAGGTGATATTGGTCACCCTGTTCAATATGATAGTGGTATTGGTCAATGGTATGTTAATGTAAGTACTACTTCTAATGAGATTTATGATTCTGTTGTAGGTTTAGGAACATCAACTTTAGGTCTTGCAACTCCAAGGACATTTATTACAAGACAACCTGATACTAGATCTCTAGATGATAGAATCTATAAGGTAAGATATGTTGTACCTAAAGATTCTACTGTATTATCTAAACCACCAGAAGATTCATTTGTTATTCAGGAATCTAGTTCTACTAGTGGTGTAACTGATGCAGAGGTACTTAAGTTTAATACTGTTGATCCAGTTCAACTTAATAATACGTCTGAATTAAGGAACCCAAGATTTATTTCAAATGCTGTTTGGGATGCTGGTATTGGAACAGTTGGTGTTGCTACATTTACTTCTGAGATTCCACATGAATTGTCTGTTGGATCTAAAGTTGCTATTACTAATATAGTATCTGGTCTTAACACAACTGGATTAGGTAATACTGGATTTAATGGTCAATACACCATAACAGGTAGAACATCTAGAAGAGAGTTCACTGTTGGTATTAAGACAGATCCAGGTGTATTCCAGAACAATACTTCTTCAAGAAATACATCTCTTCCAAGATTTACTAGGACAGAGATGAAGAAGACTTTGTTCTTGTATAAGAAGGACGAGATTCAAGAATATAAAGCAAATGTCAAGGATGGTGTTTATCATCTAACTCTAATTGATGCTTCTAATAGTCCTAGTGTAGAACCATTCGATGAGATGAGATTTGGACAACCAGTTAGGAGTCTTTATCCACAGTTAGATAGAGATAATCCAATAGCTGACCCTGATCAAACTAGAACATTTGCTGTACCATCACCTATTGGTTTAACTGAGGTTAATAATCCTCAGAATAGTCTTACTAAGGAAGTTGTTAATAACAACCTTAGAGATTTTGCAACTGGTGTTGGAATTGTTGAGATTGAATCATACACTGGTACTGCTCATACACTTACAACAGAACTAGATCACAACCTTAATAGGGTTAATGTTGTTGCAATATCTAGTGCTGGTTTTGGATATGGTAATGGATCTGGATCTATTCAGACTCTTTATAATGCTAACTTAGTTGGTATTGGAACATCCGTAACTGGTATAAATGCTACTGCCAATATTAAAATTAATCCTACAGGTCAGATTACTGCTGTTAAGATTGTTGATGGTGGATCTGCATTTGGTATAGGTAATACACTTGCTGTTGTTGGTGTTGCTACTACCGCAGGATTTGTTCAAGGTGTTGTTCAGGTAACTGATATTCATGATGCTACCAATGAGATCTTGAATGTTGAGGGTATTAGAGATAGTGTATTTGCAGATTACAATAATCTTTATAAGGTAACTGGTGTTCCTGTTGGAGAATCTACTAAAGTTAATGTATCTTCGGCAACGACAGTATATGCGAATTACCAATTTAGTGGTGCTACTGCAATAACTGGTGTCAACACCAATGGTCTGACTAATATTAATAATACTATTCTCTCAGACGTTACTTCATATGTAACTGGTGAGACAGTTGGTATAACGTCATTCACGTTTGATCATACTGTTGGTATTGCTAGTATTACTACTAATAAATCTCATGGATTGCTTAATAATAATTCTGCAAGGATCTTAGGATTTAATGAGACTATATTTAATGGATCATTTATTGTTGATAATGTTTATAGTGTAAATTCATTTGCAGTTAAAGTTGGTGTATCTACTGTAGCAGTAGTACCAACAGGAGCTGGTGTTATATATCCTACAGGATTTACTGCTCAAGCAGGTGCAATTGATCCTAGCAATGAGTTCTCATCTGCAAGATTGTCACCACAGTATGCAGGTATTACTACAGCAATTACTGTTGCTCTAACAGACCCAACAATCAATACACTTACAGTTGTTAATGCTCTTAAGTATAACTGGAACGTTGGTGATTATTTGATTGTTGACAACGAGATTATGCGTGTCAGCGAGACTGTTGTTCAAGATACAACTGTTGATGTATTCCGTGGTTTATTTGGAACACAGAAACAGAACCATCCTATTGGATCACAGATAAGAAGGGTTAAGTTTAAACCAATTGAATTTAGACGTAACTCAATCATTCGTGCTTCTGGTCATACATTTGAATATCTTGGATATGGTCCAGGTAACTACTCTACTGCACTACCATCAAGACAGGATAGACAGTTTAAGAATGTAGAAAGAATTTTATCACAGTCTGTATCTGATAATGGTGGTACTCCATTCTATAATGGTTTGGATGACCAAGGTAACCAGTACACTGTTAACAAGTTTACTAGTGGTTCTACTGGACAAGATTTGATTACTGGAGCACCAGTACCAACAGTAAGAGGTGAAGATATTACTTCCGATAGTAATGCTGTTGGATTTGATGTTGAGGATACTGATCAACTAACTGTTAATAGAAGCATTAAGGTTGATGGTGGTAAAGATAAGAATATTGTATCTGAGTTTAATGGTCCTGTCGTCTTCAATAAGAAGGTAACTACAAACGCTCCAATTGAAGCGAATAGTTTATTCATTCAAGGTTCAGAAACTATTGCTAGAAAATATAGTGTTGGAGTCTCTACTCCTGCTATATCTGGTAACATAGGTGATATAAACTTTGACTCAGAACCATCTTCGGGTGGAACTATTGGTTGGGTATATACTGACGATAACAACTGGAAGCAGTTTGGTCCAATCCAAGCATCACCAGATGGTGCTTATGTTGGTATCTTTAGTGGATCATTCAAGGGTGATGGTTCACAGTTACAAAACGTATCTGACGTTTGGGTATTTGATGGTGTTGGTATATCTACCACAGCACAGGTTGGTATTGAAACTACACAGGCAAAGGCAGGTTACTCTTTATATGCTGCTGGTGCAGTTCTATTTGAGAATACTGTTGAATTCCGAATGGACAATGTTCTTTGGAATGTACCTGATGGATGGTTGATTAATACTGGTATTACTACCTTTAATCAGCAACTTAATGCTAATACGTTTAGAACAGTTGGTATCTCGACTCATGAAGCAGACGTATTAATTACAACTAACCCAGCAACAACTGGAGATTCAGACGGTAACTTCTTAAGATTCGTACAGACTGATACAATTCTCAACTCTGCCTATAAGTATGGTGGTATTAAGTGGGAAGGTTACGATACTGGTAACGATGGTACTAGAGGATTCATCTATGGTGTATCTGAAGGATCATCTGGACAGTTTGGTATTAGCTTTGGTACAATGGAGACTGGAGCATCTAATCCCGTCGAGAGAGTTAGAATTGCTGCTGATGGATCTGTAACATCTACAGGTACAATCACAGTTACATCTGATGAAAGTATCAAGAAAGATGTTGAGACTATTCCACATGCGGTAAGTACAGTTCAGATGTTACGTGGTGTAAATTACAAACGTAAGTCTAATGATGCTGCTGAGATGGGATTGATTGCACAAGAGGTTGAGAAGGTTCTTCCAGAACTCGTATCCACACATCCTGATAGTAAACTTAAGTCAGTTGCATATCAGAATATGGTTGGTCTTTTGATTGAAGCAGTCAAGGAACAGCAATTACAAATTGCAGAATTAAAAGAAAGATTAAACAAAGTGGAGGCTAAAGGGTGAAATTAAATAGACCTTTAGTTCATATGAGACTAGATCAATGTCAGTTCTTTTGGTGGGATTCACGGATTGATCCAAGAGAACCAGACTATGATCCAGATTACGATCCGTCACAAACCCCTATCAAGGGGTTTTTTTTATGCTAAAATAGGTTCAGTAAAATTAAATTGATGCATTTTTATTTGGATGGTTACAAGAATATTCCTAATAGGTTTAATCTTGGTGAGACTACACGTTCATATAAACAGAGGCATAGTGATGGTGACTATGGTAAAGCAAAGCAGATATTGACTGTCTTTAATTCTGAGTTTGTGAATCATGGATATTGGGAAGATCAGTCTACAAGACGTGATAAAGATTTGGATATAGGTCATCAAGATCATGTTATACATGCTTGGTTGAAGAAAGAATTACCTGGTATGACACAGATTGGTAGAGAGACTTTTGAGTTTGATGAGTCTATCTATAGTATGGATATGGTAGTTCAGATGGTTGAAGAGAGATGGTTCTCTGGTGCAGTAAAGAAATGGGAAGTATTTGAACCACGTACATATCAACAGAGGTTTTTAAATAAGATCTCTAAAGCATGGCAATCTGATTACACTGATTTTTTATTGTTTGCTAAACCTAGATCAGGTAAGTCTGCAATGATGCTTAAGCATATTGATAACTGGGATACCAAGTTGAGTGTTGTTTGTTCTAGACAGAAGTCACCAGAGCAATCATGGAAGAAGGATTCTGATAAGTTCTTCCCAAATGTCAGATATATCTCAGTTAAGAATAAGAGTTGGAAGAAGGAATTAGAATATTGGATGGAACGTCCAGTTAATATTGTTTTGTGGGGAACAGTACAAGCATTGACTAAACGTGACATACCAAAACCTGAGATTCTTATATTTGATGAAGCACATATAGGTGGAACTGCTAAAGAGTTTGTTGATCTTAAGGAGAAGTTAGATACTCGTACAGTATATGTCTCTGGTACTGCTCATAAGTTAGCATGGATGTTTAATGAAGATCAGAAGTTTATCTATACTTATTTTGATGAGCAGTTGGATGTTATGAGAGGAGTCTTTGAACGTCCTAAGATGAATATTGCAATGACTGATTATCAGAGTGCAGAGTATAAGAAGATTTTTGGTGATGACCCAGATGCAATGGGTAATATATTTTTGATGAAGGATAAGAAGTTCCTTTATCCAAAACTTGTAAAGGAATTTGCTTTTAATACATTTGGTCCTCAACGCAATCTTAGGATTGGTGATCGACTTCTAGAAGGATCATATATGATGATGTGCTTACCATCAGTAGCAGCATGTCATGAGTTTAAGAAGGAAGTTGAGTGTTATTATCCTGCTCTAGTTGTTACTAGTGATACTGGTCGTGATGCTGCTGACATTGAGAAGTTTATGGGTGATAATAATAAAGCACTTATCATTACTCAGTCTGCAAATGTATTAGGTTTTACTAATGAGAAGATTGATACTATTTTGAACTGTAAGGGTGGAGAATCTATTGAGTTCTGGACTCAGTTTGCCTTCCGTGGAGGGTCTGGAGACCATGACTGGTGGGTAATTGACTTTGCTGGAAAACGTTGCTTGAAGGCGGTTTACACTGCATATCAGGTGGCATGTGATAGTAATCCTCAGTTATCTGAATATGAAGTAACAGACTTTACTAATATTTTTGAATGGCAAGATGGATTTAGTGAAATTAATCAAGACGCATTTGAGAGTGCATTATCTGCTGACATTGAGACTAGTATATCTTCAATGGGTAGTATAGTTCATTCAATGGATTTGAGTGATGTTGAGTTTGACTTCTCTGCTTCTATATTCTCCAGTCATTCTGCTGTATCTAAAGTAATAAAGGATGTAGTGATTGGTGACAGTGGTGGTAATAATGATAGTGCTCAAACGAGAGAGGATGTACTCGTAAAAAAGTAGACAACCCTGAACTACTTAAACAAAAGGTAGTCAGGGCAATCGTAGAGAGTATACCATTGAGTATGTTCTATATCATTAAGGAAGGTAAGAACATCAATTCTATATCAGACATAATAGATTCATCAGTTTATGGTGAGGTTAGTGGTGATACTGAAGGTGTACTTGCTAAAGTAATTGAGAAGAATCCTACTACTAGAGAGAATCTTACACGTCGTATAGGTAGAGAGACCAATACTATTAAGACACATATGAGACAGTCGGTATCTAAGACTTTAGATTCCCTCTCAGTATCTTCTGACATCCATCAGACTATCCCAAGACCTCTACTTGATACAATGATCGCTGACTTACAAGACACTTCACAGACTCTCCTACATGGAGATCCAAGCGGTTCTCATACTGCTAGACTATTGGAAAAGAATGTTAATGTTTATGGATTGACGGTATGGGATCATTGCGAAAACCATACAAATAGAGTAAAATATATTGACAAGAACATTACCGTCACTAACGAAGCACCAGTGTTACGTCCAACAGCAATTCTTGCTAACCCTCCTTATCAGGATACTACTACTCCTGCTAAGAACAATAAGTTGTGGCACAAATTCATTATGCAGCATATGGATTTGTTGGATGATGGTGGTGATGCATGTGAGGTTACTCCTGCATCGTTTATTGGTGATACTGGATTTGGTAAGAAGTTCCTTAAACTCGCTTCTACCATCTATAATTTGAAGAAGATTGATTATACAGCAGATGAATATTTTACTGAGGGTGTCTCTATATGTCGTTGGCACTTAACTAAGGAACCATATCAAGGTAAGACTAGAGTTATTACAAAAGATGGTGAGTTTGATTGGGATCTTCGTGATGGTGTACCAGTATGGGGTAATAAAGCATTAGAGTATTCTATCTTGAATAAGATTGCTAACTCTAGTCATCCACGTATCCCATTGAGGATGGGTCAAGCGATTGCTACTGAAGATTATTGTGATGATGGTGAGTATGAAGTCTTACATACAGGTAATAATCCTCGGAAGACTAATATAGAACCTGACACTGGTGATGTATTGAAGTTTGTTGTACCATACTCTACTTCATATAAGAAGAGATTTATAACTGATGCACATATTGGTATGCTTAATGTATGGTGTCCTATTACAGATAGAGAAGAAGGTGAGAGATTATCTGAGGTTATTGGGCATCCATTAGTTCAGTTCTATATTGACAAATATAAGAGGACTGGTGGATTCACTGCTGCGGTTAAGAACTCAGAAGTACCTGATATTACAGACTATGATGATCTAGATACTCAGTTCAACTTCACTAAAGAGGAAGTTGATTATCTGGTGACTAACAATGTCCTCTAAGAATAGACACAATCAAAAACTTGGATCTACTATCAGTAGAAGTGATCAGAGGATTGCTAATACTGCTGAGGTATTCACTCCACCTGCTTTATGTGACAAGATGATTCTTGGTATACCTGAGAGTGTTCTTAAAGATCCAACTTCTACATTCTTAGATAACTCAGCAGGTAATGGTAATTTTATTGTACAGTTAAAGAAGATATTGATGAGGTGGCATAGTAGAGAGCATGTTCTTAATAACATGTTGTATGCTGTAGAGTTCATGGAAGATAATCATAATGAGATGTGTGACAGATTGGGTGTACCTATAGATCATCCTCATTATGTGTGTGCTAATGGATTGGAATATCATTATCGTTTTGATGGAACTGTTGGAGATGTAACATTAGACCAGTTCTTTGAGTGACCTTCCCATAGTATGATATAATATACGTATGGAACTTCGTACACACCAAAAAGAAGCACTTGACGTTATGCGTCATAAGCGTAAGGGAATCATTTGTGTCCCCACAGGTGGTGGTAAGACGATGATTGCCATAGAGCATGCCAAGAGTTTGTTTAGTAAACCTTCATTCTTTGGTCAAAAGACCATTGTAGTTGTTGCTCCTAGACTACTGCTTGCTAATCAGTTATGTTCAGAATTTACTGAGCATATTATTGATGCATGTGTTCTACATGTTCATAGTGGAGATTCTGGTAACTACCACTCTGCCACTAAACCTGATAAGATCTCTACATTTTGCTATTACTTCCGTAAGCAGCATAGAATTATTTTTACTACCTATCATTCTTTGCATAAGGTAGTTGAGTCAGGTATTAATGTAGATGCTATTTACTTTGATGAGGCACACAACAGTGTACAAAGAAATTTTTACCCTGCTGTTAAATTTTTTGCAACTAGAGTTCATGGTGGGTGCTATTTCTTTACTGCTACTCCTAAGTTTAGCAGTACTCATAAGAGAGCAGGAATGAATGATGATCTCTTTGGTGGGATTATCTACAATGTACCTGCACCCAAGTTAGTTGAGTCTGGTACTATTCTCCCTCCAGAGATTAAGACTGTGAGTATTCCTGTTCCTAGAGAGAAGGATGATCATCATCTTGATTGTGAGACTCTCCTAGATCAGATTGTAAATGAAGATCACATGGAGAAGGTTCTAGTTGCTGCACCTAATACTAAGGTGATGATGAGGATGCTCAGTGAGACAGAATTCTGTTCCTTCCTTAAATGGTTAGGATATGATCTATTCTGGATTACTGCAAGGCATGGTGCTTTTATCAACAATAAGAAGGTATCTCGTGATGAGTTCTTTGATACCATGAGAGAATATGGAGAAGATCCTGATAAGAAGTTTGTTCTTCTACACTACTCAATCTTGAGTGAGGGTATCTCTGTACCTGGTTTGACATCTCTTATTCTTCTTAGGAATATGAATGTCATTGAGATGTGTCAGTCTGTTGGTCGTGTTATTCGTCCTGCACCAGACAAGCAGTTTGGGAACATTGTTGTTCCTACCTACAGTAACAATGTGGGTATATCAACTGCTCGTCGTTTAGAGACTGTCTATGATACCGCCTTTGTCGAGGGCGAACCTGTAATTGCTAACATGAGATGAGCAAAGAAATTCCTACCAAGGATTATATGCAAGACGGATGGGATTCTGGT